AATTAGTCAAGTAAAAGGAATCGCAGGTACTGTATCTACATTGAAGAGTGGTTTATCAGGTGGTATACCTGGCGGTATGTCTAGTTTGGTTGGTGGTTGTGATCCATTCACTAAAAATTGTGGTTCACCTAAACTTTCAATCTTTGGTGGTGGGGGTTCTGGTGCAGTAGGAAAAGCTGTTATAAACTCTATAGGTAAAGTTGTCGGAGTCAATATGAGTAGTCTTGGTTCTGGTTTTACATCTGCACCTTTTGTTACCATAACTGATAATTGTGATAATGGTAAAGGTGCTACTGCAACTGCTGATATTGATTTAGATGAAAATTCTCCTACTTTTGGACAAATAAAAGATATTGTTATAACAAATACTGGTGGTGGATACGTGGGACCAGGCGTTATAGATACCATAATTGATCCTGACACAGGTGAAGAAACAACTGTGACTACTGGCACAACAACGTTACCTGATGGAACTGTAATTCCTAACATAGGAGCATCAACAGGAACTTCAGATGATGATGGTATTGATGTTATTGGTGAAGTTAATGGAATTCAGGTGCTAACTCCTGGCATTGGATACAAACCAGGCGATACAATTACTACACCTAGTGGAGGTGTTATAGTTCCTATATTAGATGAAAAGGGTAGAATTTTGGGATCAGATCCTAATACACAAGTTGATGTTGGTCTAATTGACATACCTAAACTTACAATAAACACAAACACAGGTTTTGGTGCTATAGTAAGACCTATTACTAGGTTTAGTAAGGTTCAGGATTATGAAGATCCAATTGTTCCAGATGCTAAACTTATTAGAGTTGTTGATTGTCCTAGAGGTTTCTGATGGCTAATGTACCACCAATTATAATTCAACATCCTGAAGATGGTGTATTTACTTTCGGAAGAGAGGAGAGAAGTGATGTAAGAAGATCATCTGATTTTAAAGTATTTGGATCATCCTCTGCAGGGATGCGTGTATTTCATGATGGTGGATTTGAAATAAGATCAAGTGATGATGCCACTGCCATACAAGGATCTCAGATAGTTCAAAAATGTGATGGAGCACCACTAATTCTCAAATCTGCAGGGGATATACTTATTGAATGCGATGGTAGATTTTCTGTTGTAGCAAATGATATCAGAATGTCTGCAAAGAATGCTAAGGAGGGTGATATCACACTCAAGGCAAAGCATGATGTAAACATAGATGCAGATAATCGCATTATTGCTCAATCAGAAAATGTTATATTAGATGCAAAAGACAAGGTTATCTCTTTTTCTGAAGGATGGAACATCATACAAGGAAATGTTATTCGTATTCACGAACCAACATCTCAATTGATACCACCTGTATTAGGTGATTATCTAGAATCTCAAACTAAAACACTGAAAAACTAATGGCAGGTATAAGGGACATTGAATCTGGTAAAATCTACATTGGTGTAGAAGAACCAGCAAAACTAGATCAGGCAGTAGAAACCTTGAATGGTGATAAGCCTTATGATGGTACTCTTGTAGCTACTGGACCTTCATTTTTGGGTGCTCATAAAGGTGGGTTTGCAAAGGGAACTTTGAATGTGGGAACTGCACTTGGAGAATGGAATCCTGGTGTTAGTGGTAGAGCAGTCCAAGTGGAGGGTGATGTTGAAATAATTGGTGAAGAGGCAGAGAATGCAGTTTATATTGAGGGTGATGTTTTTGTCACAGGTGCTGTTGATTGCTTGAATAAGGGTAGACTTGCTTCTAGATTTGGAACTGCTGATTCTTTAGGTAAAGTTTTTGATATGGTTCACCCTAGTAAAGGTGAAGGGCATAGACTTGCCTACGCATGTATTGAAGGACCAGAGGTGGCAGTATACTGTAGAGGTAGAATCAAAACAGGTACAGAAATTGCATTACCTTCCTATTGGAAAGATTTAGTACATGAAGATAGTATAACAGTTCAACTTACTCCTATTGGAACACAACAGAATATTATTGTAAAAGAGTTTGATAATGAAAAGATTGTATTGGAATCTGATACTTCTATTGATTGTTTTTATATGATATGTGGAGAGAGAAAAGATATAAATCCATTACATGTGGAGTATGAAGGTGAAACTTGGGAAGATTATCCTGATCCTAATCATAGAAACTTTGATCCACAAGATCCTGAAAGGAATTTGTTGGATGAAAGATATAGAGGACCAAGAAGAACTGTCACTAGTTGACAAGTATGCTATAATATAGAAAACATATAAAATTATGGAAGTACGTGGTACAGTTAGTGTTGATGGCATTATTGATTTGCCAGAGACTTGGAGAGGACATATTGAACCAGAAACTATTCACGTTCAACTTACTCCAATTGGAGTATTTCAAGAATTATTTGTAAATAGTATTCAGTATGGTGCAAGAGTCATCATTCGTAATGCTGCTGGTGGACCTATCAAAGCATACTATGAAGTGACTGCTGACAGTAAACCACTTCCTGTTGTGGATGATACCCCTTGCGATATCTGAGCATCTGTGCTATACTGAATTGTAAACTAAAAAAATCATGACTGAAAAACTCGACCTTGAAGAATTCGTAGATGAAATTCGAGTGACTCTAGCTGCTAGAAAGTTTGAGATTTATGGATCTCATGGTTCTTGTCAAACAGTTGTATGTGATACACCAGATGAGTTTATGTCAGTATTACAAGTTGTAAGGAGTGCAGACGGTATAGATGAAGAGCTAGATATAGTATACGTATGATACAATGACAGAAGAAAAGATCAAAAGTCTTTGTTATACTAAAGAAGAAGTTGATCTGATGATAGAGGCTGCTGTTGCCGAAGCACGAGCAATAGATGAAGCCTCAATGGCAAAGCATAACAGAGAAGCAACTATCATTAGTATGATTCTTGGGTTTACTTGTTTAGCATTATTTTTAGATGGACTACTTCGCATACTTGGCATCATTCCACCATTCGCAGGTCTTGATGTTAATATCATCGATCAGATTGTGGAGAAAGTTGAGACGGACATCTATCCATTAGTTCAGAAGATACCACGAATCTGATAGGGTATAAATAAGTTGAAGGAATGGTGTCAGGATTAATAAGTAATGCCACTAAGCAGACTTGAAAATTTTCTAAAGAATGTTCAGGGTAACGTAATTTACGTAAACCCTGAAGAACTTGATGCAACGGATGATATCAGTAACACTGGTAATTCAAGAACTCGTCCGTTTAGAACGATACAAAGAGCACTTATTGAGTCTGCTCGATTTTCATATCAATTAGGAAAGGATAACGATAAGTTTGATAAAACAACTATTGTAGTATCACCTGGTGTACATTACGTTGATAATAGACCTGGTTATCAGATTGATAGCGATGGGAATATAACTGATATAAATGGAACATCTAAAAGTATAACTGAATATGGAATAGGAACTAATTTTGATGTTCATAATGTAGATAACGTATTATATCATTACAACTCTATTCATGGTGGTGTAATCTTACCAAGAGGTACATCGATTGTAGGACAGGATATAAGAAAGACTAAGATTAGACCAAAGTATATACCAGATCCTCAGAATGATGCGATACCAAGTTCTGCTATCTTTAGGGTAACAGGTGGTTGTTTCTTCTATGGATTTAGTATCTTTGATGGAGAAGGTTCTGATAGAACATTTAAAGATTTTACTGAGAATGTTTATGCACCTAATTTCTCACACCATAAACTAACTGTATTTGAATATGCAGATGGTAATAACACAGTTGCTGGCAAGGGAAATACAGATCTTGATATGTACTATGCAAAGCTAACGCTTGCATATGGTACTAATAGTGGTAGAGCATTACCTTCTTATCCTACCAATGATGACTTTGAAAAACTAATAGATGAGAATAGAATAGTTGGTGCTATATCACAAATTGGTGATGTAGAAATTGAAGATATCTATTCTGGTATAGATCCATCAGCAACCACTGCAACATCTATTGTTACTGTCAAAACAAAAACTATTCACCGCCTTGCAGTAGGTACACCTATATTGATATTTGGTGTAAACAATGCTGAGTATGATGGTAGTCATATTGTATCACAAGTGGTTAGTGATACTCAGTTTAGTTATACTGTTGCAACTACTCCTACTAGCACGGCAACTCCAAGTCTTAGTGGATTGACTCCTATAGTAACAATAGAGAGTGATACTGTAACATCTTCTTCACCATATATCTTCAACTGTTCTATTAGATCAGTCTTTGGTTTATGTGGATTGCATTGTGATGGCGACAAAGCAACTGGATTCAAGTCAATGCTTGTTGCCCAGTTTACTGGTATATCTCTTCAGAAAGACGATAACGCTTTCGTAAAGTATAATACAACTTCTGGTGCTTATGAAGATCAGGCAACATTAGGAACAACTACAACATTACATACTGATAGTTTAGCAAGATATAAACCTGACTTTGAGCATTATCACGTAAAGGCATCTAATAATGCTGTAATGCAGTTGGTTTCTGTGTTTGCCATTGGATATGGTCAGCACTTCAAGTCCACTGCTGGTGGTGATATGTCTATCACCAACTCTAACTCCAACTTTGGTGCTAAAGCACTTGAGTCTGATGGATTTAGAAAAGAAGCATTTACTAAGGATGATAAAGGTTTTATCACTAGTATTGTACCACCAAAAAGAATTGTATCGAATGTAGAGGATATAAACTGGCAGTCTATTGATGTAGAATCAACTGTTGGAGTATCCACAGACACTAAATTATTCTTATTTGGACATGCTCAGAAAGATAATTTACCAAACAAAACTGCTAGTGGATTTGTTGTAGGTAATAAAACAAATGAAAAATTATTCTGTACCATAGAGAATGTAACTTACGGTGCAGATGTACTAATGCCAGGTCCAAGCAGTAACACTGATACATGGGCATCTGGTAAGAAGGAAATATTTGTTGGTAGTAATTCTGGTATAAACTCAATTACTAGTAATATATTTACGTTAGAAGATACTCATAAGTTTTTACCAGGCGAAAATGTAAGGGTATTGTCTGAGACTGGAGCTTTACCTGATGGTGTTGAGTATGGTAGAGATTATTATGCTGTAACTTCTGGTTTAAATGCAGATCAAATCAAGATTGCTACTACTTTCAATAATGCTATTGCTGGAAGTAATCTTACTGGTATAAACAACTTAGGTGGCAAATTACGATTTGTATCTACAGTAGAATCTAAAGCACCAGGTGATGTAGGACACCCAGTTCAGTATGAGTCAGGAACTGGTTGGTATATAAATGTTGGAGCAGCAAATACACTAAGATCTGCTATAGTATCTAATCAAAGTAAGATAACTCCAAGAACAGTCAATACATTTGTACAAAGACAGACTGATAACAGAAAAGATTTAGAAAAAATTTATAGAGTTCGCTATGTAGTTCCTGATGATGCAACTGTTGCATCACCACCAACTAACGGATTCTCTATTGCTGAGTCTGGATCATTCCCTGACGATACAAACTATAAAAATGATTCCACAGTTATATCATCTACATCGAATTTAAAAATCGATAGTATTATTGTAGATGCAACTTGGAATTCTGGTTCTAATGCTGGTATTATAACAGCACAGTTCCCTCATAGGTTATCTGTAGGACAGGGTGTTGAGATAAGAAGACTTAGAAGTGTCAATAATGCTGATGGTACTGCAAATTCTGGATATAATGGATTATTTGATGTGTTGGCAATTGATGATGCTAGGACATTTAGAATTGGTATAAACACAAACCCAGGTGGTATTTCTACAATTACTACTAATGTACCTTATACATTACATGATCAGTCTATTGTAGGTTCTGGTAGAACTTTTGCACCATTCTTCAACAAACGTGACTTTGGAACTGCATATCAAATTTATACTAATGAAACAATACAAGAGTATAAGAGAAATATTCAAGATGGTGTTTATGACCTAACAGTCTTATCATATGTTGCACAACCTTCAATATCACCATTCTCTACTACATCTAATTTCTTCCCACAAGATGTAAATGATTTACGACCAAAGATTGATATAGACAATCCTGTTGTTGATCCTCAAGCTGCGATCTCTTATGCTAAGAGAAATGATATTGGTATAGTACAAACTAATGATTCTTCTAATAGTATATCAAGAGAAGGAATTAATTCTTTCGTAGAGAAGAGTAATATTGGTGTTGGTATAACTGGGGCATCCGTATCTGGTTCTGTACTAAGTCTGGATGGTGGAGTAGAACATGGATTCAATTCAATACTAACAGTTACAGACCTAAACGGTGGTAGTAATTATGTAATATCAACATCATGGTTCAATGTTGATCTAACTGGTGGAACAGGTAAAGGTGCTACTGCTGATGTTACAGTCAACTCTAGTGGTGTCATATCCAGTCTTGTTATAAACAACCATGGATCAGGGTACACACTCAATGATGTTGTTACTGTAAGAGGAGTTCCTTTTGCTTCTTCTGGATCAGATGCCACTGTTAGAATAGATGCGATCAATAATAATGTTGGTGACATCGTTCAAGTTGTTGGTGTAGGAAGTGATCAGTACAATGGATTGCATAGGATTACTGGAGTTACTGAAGCACAAAGAATAACATACTCAGGAACTGCCGACGATGAAAGCAGTGGTGGTTTCATGTACCATGTTGGTGTAACAACTGGTATAAACAATATAACATACGATGCTGTTAGTGGTATAGCAACAGTTACATTACATTCTGACATTGGTTTGAGGCGTGGTGATCAGATTGTAATCAACGATGCTAATGCAGAATTCAATGGTACTCACTTTATTACAGATAGAATCGGTTATGGTTCTTCGGTAAATGTAAGTATGGGTGCTCTTGGTAGTACTCCTACATTTAGTGGTGCTACTGCATATGCTCATGGCACGGGTATTTCTGCAAGAGGTAATAATCAGACTATTCCAATATATGATGGAGTTACAACACCTTTAACTACAGGTCTTACTACAACTACATCATCCATATCACTTCTAGAGAATAGTTTATTACGTAGAGGAGATTATCTTCAGATTGAAGATGAGATAGTAAGGGTATCAAATAAAGATTGTAATTCTATAATCAGAGGTGTTCTAGGAACTAACGCAACAAATCATGATAAGAATGTTGCTGCTATTAGAATAAAAGTATTACCTGTAGAAAATAGAAGATATTCTATTCTACGTGCCTCTGGACATACTTTTGAGTATGTTGGTCATGGACCAGGTAACTATTCTACTGCAATGCCTTCATCGCAAGATAGAATACTTACAGATAAGCAACAGTTAGCAGCACAATCTACTCAAACTAGAGGTGGACTTGTAGTTTACACTGGTATGAATGACAAAGGTGAATTCTATGTTGGACGTAGAAAGACTGATGCTGTTACTGGTGAGAGTAGTAGTACTATAGATGAGTTTGATACAGCACCAACTGGATCTTCTCTTCCTAAGTCTCTCCTGCTGAATTCTCTGACTGCTGATGATTTATCTGTCAATGAGAACCTTTATAGTAATAAGAACACAGATGTTGTTGATATAAAACTAAGAGGTAATAGACAGGGAACAAAGGGTGTCTTGTTCTTGGGTATTCAAGGATCAGAACCAACTGTTACTAATCAGCAAGATAATATATTATTCAAGACTACTCACGATGCTGGTGGATATATCGGATGGGTTAGAACTTCAGGTGTTGGAACAAATAGATGGCAGCAATTTGGACCTATTTCGACTGAGAATGGTGTAGAGGCATATGCATTTGAGAAACTTGCAATAGGTCAAGCTGCTGTTGACTCAGGTGAAGTTCTTAGTGTTACTGGTAATGCAAGTATTGCTAGTCTAAAGGTTGATGATCTAAGTCCTAACCGTTTAGTTCTAATTGGAACGGACGGTGAACTACAGGATAGTTCAAGTTTCACATGGTCTGGTTCTACTCTAACTGCACACACATCATCAGTCACCAACAATATAACAGTTGGTGGAGCAAGTTCAATCACAGGTGATGCCTACACTGGAGGTAGTTCTACCTTTGGTGGGGGACTAAACTCTGCAGGTGTTTGTACTGCAACTGCCTTTGTTGGTAATGGTATAATACCTGTTGGTGGTATTATAATGTGGTCTGGTTTAGATGGTGATATACCAGCTAACTGGAACTT